GCTGTTGATATCTTTGCCATGAGGCTATTATATCATTATGTTAAAGTATATAGTTGTTCACACCAATGATTTGAAGCCCAATGCCAGGAATACCTGCGTTTGCAATATTTAGACCAATGTTTTGAAATCTTACTCTAAAAGGAAGTAACTCTAAAACAACTGCTTCTCTATTATCTGGTCTTATCTCTAGTTTGGCATAATCTTTTTGAACTAGATTCTCAACAGAGTTTTTTATATCTATAATTGTTGTTACATTGCCTATATCGTTTAAAGTTGTTTTGGGATAGTTTTTAGATTGAATTTTTGAAGATGTTAAACTTTTGTCGCTAATTGCAATATAAGCCATTATGACTCTTGACCGTTTGTAATATCCTCAATGATTGTCAGAGTGCCACGAGCAACTGTCCAAACCCTAGTTGCATCACTTAATTCAATGTCAAAAATATCACCTGTATTTAAACTTCTTGATTGTGTTGATGTCAGGGATACTGTGAACTCTCCTTCATCATCAGATGCTGTGGCTGTTGGGAAAATTGTTAATACACTTGTTGGATTTGCATCATTAAAATTACCCGCTACTGTTGGCCTTTTAACTTCCATCTCAATAGCCCACTCAGCAATGTCTAATGGAACCTTATTGTCATCTGTTACGTATACCCTAAATGCAGCGGTATCGCCTTTTACAACTGTCCACGTAACTGTTGGTGGAACAGAGCCTATTGAATACGCACCAGTTGCTTGATCTCTAAATGTTGCCATAATCTTATCATTATACCACTAACTAATAGTAATATTATAAATATTTTTTATTTTTATGCGGGTATTTGACTATAAAGTCCAAATAGTGGTATAATTAATATATGCTACCTACTTGGTAGCATTTGTTCTCTAGGAGGTATTTCACAATGAGAGAAGCAAATGTTTGGCTAGGGGTATTAACGTTGGTTATTTGCAGTACCGTTTTTTCGGCTACAGCAAATGCAACAAATGAAAACAACTTACTAATTAAAGAGTCCGTTAAGTCTGCCACCCAAAAGGTGGCTTTTTTGGTTTCTAAAGATAAAAAATTAGATAAGTATGAAAATGCTCATAATTTAACTGATGAGCAACTAGTTGATATGTTACGTCATGTGGGTTTTGAAGGAAAGGCTTTAAGATCTGCTTGTGCTATTGCTAAAGCAGAGTCTAATGGTCGTCCTCTTGCTTTTAATGGTAATGTAAAAACTGGAGACAATTCTTATGGCATATTTCAAATAAATATGCTTGGAGAACTTGGATCAGATCGTAGAGATAAGTTTGAGTTAGATTCAAACGCTGAATTATTAAATCCAGTGGTGAACGCACAAATTGCTCTTCATATGACTAAGGGTGGAAAAGACTGGTCTGCTTGGACTTCCGTAAATGGAAAGCGGTATCAAGAATTGTACAACAAATATCCATGTAAGCAATAACTTAAAATAATAATACCCTCTAATATATTTTTAGAGGGTATTTTTTTATATTATTTAAATATGTATATGTTATAAATGTTAAAGTTCTGGTGGAACTATCCAAGAAGTAGTTTCTTCATCCCAGGCCCAAAATCCTTCTGGTCTAGCAATTGGTGGCTGCCAATCAAAATTAGCATCTAGCGTCCATGAAGAAAAAGGTTGTGGTAAGATAAATACATCGTTTACTGGATCGTATGTGTAGCCAACACCTGCGTATTGTTTACGCATGTTGTTATTGTAAGAAGTTCTCTTGCAAACTTGTCCTCTAAAATTGCCATACCAAGTTTCAGTATCTAACCCTTGAATAAGTTCTGTTTCATCAATACCAGTAATTACTTCTGTTACAACATTATTTTCATCTAAAAACGCGTAATGTGCCATTATGCTAACCTAATATTTCCAGTACCAGCAGTAAATTGTGTAGTCTTAAATCCACCTGCTGATGATGTACTAAATGTTAAACCACCACCAGGATTAGAAAGTGTATAGGTATCGGGATATTTAATAGCAACAAATCCTGATCCACCATTTCCTCCTACTCTAGCCAGTGATGGTCCGCCAGAAGTTCCACCAGTCCCGCTATTTGCTGCGCCTTGGGCAGTACCCGATCCAGAACCTCCAACAGCGTAAAGTACACTACTTCCAGTAAAATTATTTGTTACTCCAGAGCCTGCGGTTTGTCCAGAAGCATTGCTACCAGCACCTCCACCAGCACCGCCATTGGCTGAACCGTTAAAACCTTCACTCCCTATATTTCCTGGGCCACCGCCACCATCGTCTTCACCACCGCCTCCACCAGAACCTCCCCATCCACCACTTTCAAATGTTTTACCACCCCTACCACCAGATGTTGCTGATATGCTTGAAAAAACTGAATTATTTCCGAATCCTCCACTGTGTGTTGAACCAGAACCGCCAGCACCAACTGTTACTACATAGTCGGTGTTCGTGTCAATACTTGTAGCAGATTCTGCCGAACCTCCACCGCCAGTTGGTGATGTTGTAGAACGAAAACCACCAGCACCTCCACCACCGCCTCTACCTTGTTGATCACTTCTACCTCCACCACCGCCTCCAGCACCAGCAAGGACAAGATAAGTAGTACTAACAGCAATTACTGCAGGAGTTGTATTAGGTGATAAAGCACTACTTGCGGAACTTGCTGCCGAAGTTCCATTGGCATTGACTGCCTTTACTGTAAAAGTATAGTTTGTGCCATAAACATAACTGGCAGTTGCAGTTAATGGACTTGTTGTACCAGCCCCAGTTGTGATTGCAATAGATGGAGAACTTTCAATAACATAAGATGTAATTGCTGAGCCACCAGTTGCTGGGGCAGTAAATGCAACAGATGCAACTGTATCGTTAGTTCTTGTTACTGCACCTATTGTTGGTGCATTAGGAACTGTTGTCGCTGTTATAGAACTAGATGCTGGACCTGAAAAAGGAGAAGTTCCTTTAGCATTAGTTGCGGTTGCTGTAAAAGTATAAGATGTGTTAGATTGTAAACCTGTGACGGTTAATGGGGATGATCCAGTAGCAGTAAAACTTCCAGGAGAAGATGTAACTGTATATGATGTAACATTACCTCCTCCAGTTGCTGCAGTGGTTGCAGTAATTGTTGCAGAGCCGTTGTTGAATGCTCTAGATGTTCCAACATTTGCTGCACTTAGAGTAGGTCCATCTGGAATATCATCAATTGGAGTTGTATATTGAACTTTACTTAATGATGCTTTTGAAACTGTCATGATTAAGAAATCTCGCTTCCGTATGCTGAAAATGATAGTGTGGCAGTTGATCCAATAACTCTAATCTTATCTCCAGTAGCCATTGTTACTCCAATAGTTAGAACTACTGTATCATTTGCTCCTACTGTAGTTCCATAAACTAAATAGTGTTTTGCTGTTGTAGTAGCGTCCGCTGATGGGCGTATTGCTATTCTAAAAGTAGCAGATGTTGCTGCTTGATTGGCAATTGCAATACTTGATACTACTGCTTGAGTAGATGCTGGAACTGTATAAAGATTTTCTTCATTGCTTGCTGCTGGATTTAATTGTCCTAAAACTTTATATGCTGTTGGCATTTTATCCTCCCATCATCATTAATACATCTGGGAGACCACTTGCGTCGCTCCATGAAGATATTGTACCATCACTTTTTAGAAATTTTCCGCTTTGTCCAACAGGAGATGGTAAAACTGTTGTCCAACTACCGCCGATGTAAACCTGTATTTCATTTATTGTTCCTCCGCCAGAATTTTGTCTTATTAGGCATATTGTTCCTGCAGTTGGTGAGGTAATTGATGCATCTCTTGCTGCTGGATTAAGATAATTATTTATACCCTTTTTTGCAACAAGAGATTCAAGCATTGTTACAGCAGATAAATAACTTTGTAGCCCTGCCCACTCAAAAGTTCCAGATGTATCTGTTTTACCAGATAGTTCGTACCAAGTATCGTCTGCTGCGTTATATATATACCCTGGCTTGCCGTCGTAGTTAAATGATGTTGGCACTAAATCACCTGATTAAAAGCGCTAGTGTCGCCATTATAAACGTACATCTCAAGAGGACTTGATCCTTTTTTAATCCAAATAACTCCATTTGCTAGTCCAGTTGTTGGTTGTGTTGCTGTGTAAACAGATGTTGCTGATATGTACCCTACTGGGGCTGCTGCATCTTTATCTACCCAGATATATCCATTTGGAATTGTTGCAGAGAATGCTGTAAAGTTTGCTGCAATTGGAGCAGAGTTTTGTGCCGAAGATATATTTCTTGCTGCTAACTCTAAGGCAACTTGATCATCTATTTGATCTTGTAAATCATTAATTGTATAAGCAATAGATGGATTTAAGAGTTCTGCTGGATCTGTTTCTGCGGTATCAAAATCATAGGAACCATAATGATACGCTTTTAGCGCATCTTGAATATTAGCATCATCAATTAATGCTGGAATTTTAGTTGGTACTAAATTTCCTATGTTTTCTACAGCCATGTGGTCACCTCTGTAAAGATTATACCATTTTTGTTAAACTATAGAGATAAATAAATGGACTGTCTTACTTCCAGTAAGGTTTGACCAAGTTCCACCGCTATATTGAACTGCATCAAAATTTATTACTAAATTTGTTCCAGCCCCTGCCAAAGCAGGAATCTCCATTGCTGATGCAATTGGATTTGCTCCTTCAATTCTAAATTGAACATTGAAGTTTGAAGCGGTAAGTGGTGAACCGCTAACTGTTACTATATTTGATATTGGGATCGTTATTGATCCTGCACCAGATGTAAAAGCAATCGTCTCTACAGATGAGTAGATTGCTGGACTTACCTTTAAAACCTGAACCCAAGTATTTGCACCAGCCTGAGAAATATACTGATACATGTATCCATAATTTTCTCCTGGGGCGGTATTGATATACATATCATTTAAGATTAAGGTAGTTCCAAATAAAACACCACTTGCTGTTAATGCGTTAGGCTCTCCAGAGCCAACAATAAATTTACTGCCACGAGTTCCTTGTGGTCCAATATCAACTAAAAGATCAATTGAGTCTGGCGGTCCTATAACTACAACGTCGTCGGTATTTAATAATACATCAACCATTATGAATCATCTGCTCCAGATACATCTTCTGTTACTGTTATTGATCCAGTTAAAAGTGTGTAAACTAATGTTGCGCCAGAATCTATTTGAACATCATATACATATGTTCCACCAACAAGGTTTTCTCCAGCCCCTGGTAAAATTCTGCAAGTTACGGTATCTGCAGAGCCATCAACAACTGCTTGCATTTCATATTGAGTTTTACCTTCACCTCTTTGATTTGCAACTTTAAATCTTGCGTTGTAGCCTGTTAAATCAAATGCGTCACCGTTTGCGTTTTTAGGACGAATTACAAATTCGTACCTATCGCCACGGTAGTAATTAAAATTATATGTGCCTGGAAATGCCATTATTCCTCCTGTAACATTATACCACTAAGAGACTGATACATATATGCCTTTTAAGATAAAAGAACTTTCATTGTCAGTCCTGACTTGGGGAATACCACCATAATTTTTGATTTTATCGCTATTGATAAAGATGGCTTGAGAATATGAAATATCATACAAGTACTGGTACTTAAGCAAACCAACATACCCAATAGGAGAAACATCCTCTTCTCTTAAAAGTGTTCTTATCCAAACTTCTGTATTTGGAACATAGGTTTCTAAAGAAAAGTCATACCTAATATCTACCTTAGCCCCAACCTTTAAGGTTTTTAAATTTATGTTGTTTGCTATTATGTTTAATAGAGAAACCGATTTATTTGGCAAATAAGTTTGAATGGTTTTTGATTCGTCTACATCTAAGAAAAAATTTACCCAACCATCCTCGCCTCTTTCTGGGCCTAGTCTAAATGTTTGCGTACTTTTATTTGCATAATAAGCCCAGCCAGGGTACTGACCAGATGGGCTATCATAGCCATCTCCTGCTCTTCCTGGCTCTCCACGTTCACCCTGTGGCCCTGTTTTTCCTATATCGCCTTTATCACCTTTGTCGCCTTTGGGTCCTTGCATTCCTGGGGGCCCCGCTGGTCCGACTTCACCTTTTTCTCCAGTAATTCCAGGAACAGCAATATACTCAGTTGTTCTAACTTCTTGGATTGTTTCTAGATATTTTTTCTTTTGAGGAAAGTCCATGCTTTTGGCCATGACTTATCCTAACTACTTTATTTTAGTTTTAAAAACTTTTTTACCGATTTTAACAACTGGTGGAATCTGTGGCCTAGGGGTTGAAACTTTTACAACTGGCATTATAGGCTACCTCCAGGAGTTACATTTCCAAGAACGCATATTGTTCCTATTACTGGTGTCCAAATTGTATCTTCTTCTCCACTACCGCCAGGAATTGTTACCTGTAGGTCAAATGGCAATTCTGACACTACGGATTTATACTGAGTGCCCCAGTTTATGGCAATGTCTGCGGGTATAGAAATAATTGCGTATCCATCATCCCCTGTTACTGTAAGTTCATCAAGAACTGCTCCTGTAGGATCATAGGCGGTAGATGAGTATGTCCAGCCATCTGTATCGTAGGCGGTTATTTCGTTATCTTCAAAAAACTCTACCTTTAAGGTCGCATCGTCCCCACGGACTACTGTCCATTGAATGTTTGCTGGCGAAGCGCCATATTTTTCTATTGTAGGAGCACACATGATAATTGATTATACCATTAAATAAAACTGGACACCTAGACGCAGTGGGGTGGGGGTTAGAATCTAGGTGCCAGCGTAAAAATTATAACATTGTATTAGGACAAATAGGACATATTATAACAAAACGTTATAAACAGTATAAATTGTAA